AACTTCCTAGAGCAGGGTACCGAAGCACAGTCCTTCTCCATTTCTTTCACGGCTTATGTCATCGACCAAGCCACAGGACTGTGGGTCGGCAAGACCGACGATACTTCTGGCGTGGGCTTCCTGAACAACACTGTTTATGCGCTGTTGAAGTTCGACAACACCGATATTGTGCAGACCACCTACGCTGTTGATATCAACCGAAAGTTCAACGTCGTGGCCGTCTGGACCCCCACGGCCATCAACCTGTTCCTCAACGGGGCCATGGTCACCACGATTGACATTCCCGAGGCCGACCTAGGCACACCCTTTGACTGTGTTGTTGACACCTTTGAGATTACCGGCGTCGGTCTGGTCAACAACCTTGCGTTCTACGCCTATGACCTGTCCAGCGAACAAGTCAAGGCCATTCACGATTACAACAACACCACCGCAGAAGAGACTGTCGCCATTGGTTACGGCGGTCAGACGGTTGCCATCGCCATGGATAACCGCAAACCTTTCATGGAGGTTGACTACGGCACCGATGAGGCGTGGAATGCGGGACGACACTCGTCAACGGTGGCAGACAACAACGAATTGCACGCCCAGAAGAACGACGACCTTACGGTAGAGGGAGAATGGGCGTCCGCCATTTCTCTTTCATCACCCGCCGCTCAGCCGCTACTGGCGTCTGCATACATGATTTGGAACGGGCTTCACGAAACCGTAGAGGTTTCCCTAGACGGTGTGACGTGGAGCGCGGTAACGAATCAACAGAATCTATCCGTAATCCCGAACAACTTCGACCCAACCAACAAGAACCTGATGGTCAGGGTTACGTTTGACGACGGTTGGCCGGACGCCTATCTTGAATACCTGACGTTCAGGTCTTTCACTGGTACCGCCGTTGCCGCCCACATCGACAACAGAGTTATTGAGTATGACGGTGCTGCTGTCGTAACTCTAGATGCCAAAAGCCCGGAACTCATGCGAGACGACTGGGGTGTTAAGTTGGGAAGCGCTTCCACACTTACCGTTAACACCGCCACAGGTGGAGAAACCAACAAGACGCTACAGGTGTGGGTCAAGCCGGTAGGAACCAGCCTGACAGTCACCGGATGGTCCAGCCCTACGGCCACCTATGTTAATGGAGCAAGCGGCAGCACCCTTATCGCTGGCGCTTGGAATCTCGTGCACATTACAAAGTCGGCTGGCGTCACGGTGGACACTGTATTTGGAGCCAGTCAGCAGATTGGAGACGTGGTTCTTTACGACCGCGTGCTCACAGCGGGCGAGGTGGCGAGCATTGTTCAATCCTATACCGGCATTCCAAAACAGACCTTCTCATCCAGTGGTTCCATCGCTATTACAGAACCGGCTACACCAGCCAACATTTATGACCGCAAGTGGACAAATGTAACCAGAGTATCCTAATTTGCGACAATGTTTAATGCATGATAGACTGCAAACATGAGTAATCCAGTTGACCTATCGGTATTAAAGACCAAGAGACGCCAAATTCTTAGAGAAGTTCCTTGGGGCATGTTGGTTTGGCAGACCACCGAGACCAAAGAATTCGCAGCCGATGAAGACGGTAACATTATGCACGTCTTCTTGGCGAACACCGAACCCAAAATGCTTGAAGCCGCAAAGCAGGCACTATCCGAAGCAGCGCGGGGGTACGGATTCCCTGAGGGCAGGTGCGTATTCCTATCCGGTCGTCGCCCCATTGACGATGAGCAGTTGGAGTCTCAGTTGGCTCGCGCAAACGCCGGTCTGGTTCCCGACCCGCTCGACCCTTCCGCAGTAAGAGAGAGGATGAACACACTCCGTGATGGCAGCCGATAAGAGCGAGCGCGTAGCGCGCCAAGCAGAATCTTACGACGAAATGGTAGCCAACCTGCCTACCGTCAACAACGTCTTTCACATCACGCGTGAAGAAAAGTCTGTTGTCACCGACCCGTTCGCCAAGGACGGCGAGTTTGCCAAGTCTCTTGGTGGCCTCAGCCCGAACTTGAAGCGTCGAGTAACCAATGAACTTAAGAAGTTCAACCGCTCCGCTGACCACAACACCGAGTCCAAGCAGTTGGATGAGGCCGAGATTATCACCGGCTATGATGCTTTTGGTGTTGTCGAGCCTCCATCCAACCTAGAGACCTACATTCACATCTATGAACTGTCCGCGCCTCACTACGCCGCTGTCAACGCTAAGATTGCCAACATCGTTGGTCTTGGTTACAAGTTTGTCGAGACCAACAAGACCAAGCGAGGCTTGGAGGCCACGAAGTCCGAGTCCAAGAAGGAAAAGGCACTTCGTGCTCTGGCCGAGCACCGCGACGACCTCACTGAAGAGGTTGAAAACTTCAACGAAGAAGACACGTTCACTGAAACGCTTGAAAAGGTGTGGCGTGACTATGAAGTCATGGGTAACGGTTACATCGAGATTGGACGTAACAAGGACAACACCATTGGCTACGTTGGGCATATTCCAGCCCAGACTATTCGTATTCGCCGCGAGCGCGACGGCTTCGTTCAAATCAACGGACGTAAAGCCGTGTACTTCCGTAACTTCGGAGACCACACACCCAACCCGATTGGCACGGACAACAAGCCTAACGAGTTAATCCACATCAAGCGTTACTCCCCATCGTCCACCTACTACGGTGTACCAGATGTTGTGGCGGCGCAGCAGGCCATCGCCGGTAACGAATTCAGCGCGAGATTCAACCTCGACTACTTCGAAAACAAGGCGGTACCTCGCCACCTCATCACCTTGAAGGGTGCAAACCTCGGAATCGCGGCACAGACCGAACTGCTCGGATTCTTTGAGACCGGACTTAAGGGACAGAACCACCGAAGCCTGTTCATTCCGCTACCGTCCGATGATGGCCCAAACAAGGTTGAATTCAAGATTGACCCGATTGACACTGGCAACATGGACGCCTCGTTCAACAAGTACCGCGAAACCAACTTGTCTGAAATCTTGATGGCCCACCGTGTGCCAATCTCCAAGGTCAGCACCGCCTCTGGTACCGGCGTGGCTGTGGCACGTGACGCTGACAAGACGTTCAAGGAGCAGGTGTGCCAGCCACAGCAGCGACTACTTGAAAAGAAGGTCAACCGTATCATCAAGGAACTGACCGACGCTTACGAGTTGAAGTTCCACGAAATGTCACTTACCGACACCAATACGCAATCACAGATTGATGAGCGCATGGTTAAGAACGGAATCTGGATTGCCAACGAGATTAGAGCACGCGATGGTATGACCGCACTCGATGGCGGAGACGAACGCGTTGACCCTAACGGAGCAAACAAGATTAAAGAACAGCAAGCCGAAGCACAAGCCGCAGGTAACAGGGCGCGCGACGCCGAGCGTAGCGCGAACCAGACGGACAGTACGGCGTCCAGTACAGGTCGGAACCCTAAAGGTGAGGGCCGTACGACTGGATAGCCATGACCCGGGTAGAGAAAGTAGCGCAACAACTACTTAAGCCGATTAACACAGCGTTCATTGTAATTTTTGGCGTATACACTATCGTCTGGGGTTTTTGGGTGTTCTGTCCGTTCTGGACGGTGTTCACGCAGGCTCCGCTGTACGCTGTTATGGCTAGTATCTCCACCGAGTATGTGTGGGGTCTCATCGCTATGGCTTGTGGCTTGCTCATTTCTCGCGGGGCGTTCTACCCTTCACGACGCAACCTCCAATGGGGTATGTTCGTCGGCTTCTTGCACTGGCTGACCATTGCCATCCTTTACTTCATGGGAGACTGGACCTCAACGGGCGGTATCACATCGCTGACGTTTGCGGTTTATGCTGCCTTGGTGTGGGTGAACATCAAGGTCAATCCTGAATATTATCCTACACACCCGCCTACGCATCCACATGAATAGCGTGCCGATTTTGTATTGAGGAAAAATTAATGATAATCTCGATACATGAAGACATGCACACTGTGTTTGGATGAAAAGGAATTTTCAGAGTTCCCGGTTAACCGTGCCAACAAAGATGGCTTGGCTTATCGTTGTAAGCAATGTAACAACAGATTGAGCCGAGAGTGGAGACAGAAATATCCAGAGAAGAACCGGGCAATTTCCGCCAAACAACAACAGAAGTTGAAGGCAAGAGACCCGGATTATTGGAATCGCTGGGCACGAGAGAACTACGCCACAGAATCGGGTAGAGCAAAACGCATCGCTATCGTTCAAGAACGCAGGGCTAGATTGTTGGGTGCCGAAGGGTCCTATACAGCAGAACAATTTGCGGAACTTTGCGTGTTGTATGGCGGTGTCTGTTTGGCTTGTGGTGGCTTTGAGCCACTCACGGTTGACCATGTTATCCCACTGTCTATGGGTGGCTCAAATCATATCACAAACATTCAGCCACTATGCAAACCTTGCAATTCCAGAAAAGGCACCAAGTCGGTTGACTATAGAGATTTGGCTTCATAATGTTAGGAGTGTTAAACTTTAGTCATGACGCAGTTTGCAAAGGCTAAGTGGTCAACTGATGGAGATACCCTTCGTATGGGTATGGATATCTCCAAGGTTGACAAAGTTGGTCGTATGGTTTATGGATGGGCAACCGTAGACAACGTAGACACCGATGGTGACGTTGTTACTGCGGAGGCGTCTGCTGACGCTTTCGCTCGCTCCCGCATGAACCTCCGCGAAATGCACAAGTCTGACTCTGCCGTTGGCCGAGTCGTATCCTTCAAAGAGGATGAGTTCCGCGCCCCCGACGGTAATACGCACAAGGGCATCTTTGTCAAGGTCTATGTATCTAAGGGTGCAGAGGAAACTTGGCAGAAGGTTTTGGACAAGACTCTTAACGGATTCTCCATCGGCGGCGAGGTAATCGAAGCCGAGGAAGTTTTCCAGAAGGACCTAGGCAAGACTGGGCGTGTCGTTAAAAAGTACAACCTTAATGAACTGTCACTTGT